GTACTGAAGCGCCACCACAAAACCGCCCAGCTCGGGGTCCGTGAACTCGGCATAGCGCGCCTCGTTCATCGCCTCGAAAAGATTCGTCCGGCTCAGCGTGTCGAGGTAGGCGGCCGTCTGCCGCTCGCCGACACCCCACAGATCCTTCAGCGCGCGCGCAACTTCCGCGCTGTCTTCCGTGTCGAGCACGGCCTCACGCGAGGTGAACCCACGCGAGACCAGCCGGTCCCAGATCACCTGCCGGGTGTCTCCGGGGGTGCGCCCGAACTTCACGCTGTTCTGCAACTCTTGTTGGATGATCGCTCTCACGCCATCGCTCACATTGCCGGCCATCCGGAAGCCGTTCGCCTCAAAGTAGTCGGCGGCCGTATCGCGCAAGTCTTTCATGCGAACTAATCTTTGACCACGGGCGCGCTCCAGTTCGTTGCGCGCGAGCGAGCCGCCCAAGGTCCAGGCGGACGACAGCGATCGGCGATACAAGTCCTTCAGCTTCCCCTTCTGGACGCCGTTGAACTCCACCCCGGCGATATCGGACGGATCGTTGTCGATCAGCTTGGCAAGGTCTGCGTCCGTGCCGAGCAGCTTCTTGGCGCCCTTGGCGACGAACTGCGCGACCTGCCCAGTGAGATCCGCGGCCATCCGGTCCTGCCGGTTCTCGATGACCGTGAACGCGACTCTCTGCACCGCCCGGTCGAACTGGGCCCGTGTGCAATTCCTCAGCGGCCCATGGGGAACCGCCTGCGACCCGTCAGCGGGCGAGTGAGCCCCGTTGTGACGAGTATGCTGATGGACCTCCCCGGCGGGTCGCAGGCTGGTGAGACTGGCGGTAATGGCATCGAGCTTGCGGCTCATGTCGGCCATGCGGGCGTCGTTCTCGGCTTTGGCGGCGCGGTCTGCTTCGGCCTGCGCGCGCGCATCCTGGTTCGCACGCATTTTCTGGTCGAAGCCCTGCCCCTGCTGGGCCATGTCCTGCTGTTGCTGGACCACTGGATCGATGAGCGGTTCACTCGTCTCATCGCGCTTGGGCATGTCAAGCAACTTGCGGAAATGCTCCTCGTCTTCGGTCGTCGCAATCACCGCTTTGGCATCGGTGAGCGTCTTCCAGTCCTCGATCACCTGCTTGATGTGCTCGCGGCTGGCGGGCTTGAAACAGAACTCCGGGTAGTCCCCGTCGCCGAAGATCTGATCACCCAGATCCTTGACGAGCTGCTCGTTGATCGTTGCCTCGAGACGCTCGGAATCGGCGTTGAGCGTCCAGAAGAACGCCTCCAGCTGAGTCTGGGATTGCGCGAAAGCACCCGTCTGGCCGGTGTGTGAGATACCTAGCAGATTCGGGACCAGAAGCGCCTTGGCAATCGCCAGATCCCAGAACACCATGGCCTTCTCGAAGGCGTCGGTGGTCGCCGGCTGGATGAGTTGTACCTCGTATCCCGGCATGAGCTTGATGCCGCTGGAGCTGTGCAGGTTGCTAAGAATTTCGTGAATAGACTGCGCCGCGGCCGAGCCTTCGGGGGCGGGATCTTCCTCTTTCGGATTCAACACGATGAATCCGCCGGCCATACGCTCGAGATACAGCGCCCAGAACTCGCCCACCCGCTGCTTGATGAACCACGCCCGGTACGCCTCACGCAAATCCGACCGGCCGTAGTAGCGGTCGAACTCCGGCGAGTGCACGTAATGGATCATGCGCGACATATCAACGTCGATCCGGCGTCCGGCAGCCAGCTGCACCACCTTCTGTAGGATGCCGTACTCGTCGGTGTAGAACTCAAAGGTCGACGGATCACGCCCCAGCAGCATGTTCAGGCCGATATACGTCTGCTTGTCGATCGTGACGTCGGTGTAGACCTTCTCCGTGAGGCTGAAGCCGTAATCCCGGCCGGTTGCCACCACGTTCAGCGCGTCCACGAACGAGCCGCGCATCTTGCAGAAAATCTCGGTGAAAACCCGGATTCGCCGGGCGCGTTCCGCATCTGAGAGGCTCGACTCGTCCTCGTACTTGAACGTCCAGCCGCGCGCCGTGATGGCATCGCGCTTGAAATTCATGACCGCCTTGACCTGCTCGTCGAGGCGCATCTTCTCGTAGATTCCGATGCCCTTGGCTCGTACCAGAGAGTCCGGGGTGTAACGAGGTCCGAGGCTGATCGACGCGCGCTCGTAGGTCGCGACGTTGTCGATGGGTTTGGCCGCCTGCTTCACGTCCGTCTCGAGCGGCTCGACCTTGGCGAAGCGTGCCAGAGCTCGTGTAAAGAGGTTCGCCACTAGCCTGCGAAGCCCTCCATGGCGCGCGAGGGGATGACCAAGGCAGCTTGCGCGCGCGCGATCGAAGCGCCAGTGATGGCCGGCGCAATCGTCGCGAATTGCATGGCGAGACTGTCCGCCCGGTCAGGGGACTTCAGACCGTCGCGCTTCATTTCCTCTTTCGTGACGAGATCCTCCAGCTTTTCCGTTCCGGGTTTTGTTTTCACTGAAGTGAGTTGCGCTTCGAACTCATCCCATGCGAGCTCGTCGTCGACCATCTGCGGGTGCACGACAATGGCACCGTCACGGAATGCATCCCGGGTTGCGATGTAGGTCTGCACGCGCCGGTTACGCCACTTGAGGGGATTCGCCGCGGCGGCTCCGCCCTTGTACTGCACGACCCGATACGCTTTTCCTTTGAGATTCTCGTTACTGGCGATGGCAAGGCGCTTGTCCTTGCCGGCCATGAGCGTGCCAGCGCATCCGGCTCCGACTCCGATGCAGTCGACCACAAAATCATCAACATCGGGATTGCCACCCCATTCCAGGAACATGCGCTCAGCCGCAAGTGCTGACTCGATGGGGGCAACCGATGGCAGGAAGCTGAACCCCTGCTGTCTGAGAATGACGACAGCCGATTGGTAGTGCTTGGCCACGGTGACGACCGTCTCGTCCTCTCCGCCGTCCGCAACGTCGACTGACACCCGCAGCTTCGGGAGAGAGCCGTCTCCCACTTCCCAATTCCACGCACGGATGCGGGCATCCGATATCCACTGCAAGGGCAGGAGTTGGTTCGCATCGGCTTCGACAAATTCACCCTTGACGCGCACACAGAAGAACTGCGAGTTCTCCCCGTAGTCGCGCCGCCAGCGCTCCTGTTGTGCCTTGTTCGTGCCCTCGACAGTACGCGCATCGATATTCCGCGTGCCCCATCTGTGCCGGAAACGGCTGAAGCACTGGCGAAAGCGTCCGGTCGAGCGGGTTGGATTGCCCGCCACGAGCCAGATGATCTGCGTGAATTCGTCGGTGAGCGCACCTTCAGCGGTCTCCCACACAGGGTCCGCGATCGCACTTGCCTCGTCGAACATCAGCACCAGGCGGTTGCCGAGATTGTGCAGGCCGGCAAACGCTTCTGTGTTGTGCGCGCTCCAAGGGATCGCATCGATGCGCCAGGTCTTCTCGTGCTTGAGGTGGAAGATTGCTGTCGCAGTACAGTCGAACCAGTGCCTGTTGATCGCCAGCCCGTGCCACTTCACGACCTCCGGCCATGTCTTCGTGCGCAGCTGCGTGTCCGTGTTCGCCGTAACGACCCCACGCGTGTTCTCGTGCGTGGACATCGCCCACATGATGAGCTGGGCGAAGCCGGCCGATTTCCCGATGCCGTGACCCGAGGCAATGGCCTCCTGCACGATCTCCCAGGCTTCCCGTGGCTGATTGGCAAGGAGCTTTTCGCGGATTCGTCCGCAGAGATCTACGAACCATCGCCGCGGTTTCTGCTTCTGCAAGGGTCCAGGCTGGCCCCATGGGAATGCATAGAGCACGTACCCAAGCGGATCGAACTCGAAGCGCGCAATGTCCTCTGCGAGTTGAGCCTCTTCCTCGGGCGTCAGATGCGTGTGCACTCAATGCTCACGAGCCTCGCCGTTTCCGCTTAACGAGGTCCCAGCTGGGTCACGCCATTCCGTGACGCGGGCCCGGGCGCGGGCGAGTGCATCAGCGCCAGTCAGCGAGCCGTCTGAGTTAGTTAGATCGACGCGGTCGCCGTACTTCTTCGGC